AAACCAAATTTATCGTTCTGTAAATTGGCTATGCCACCTGACTACAGAAAACAACAAGATGACCAACCAAGAATACTTGGTGCGTACAAACATGATACTTCCACCCTTTGTCTTGAAACAATAACAAGAAGTGGTAGTACACGTGAGTATGTAACAGGAAAGGTTGCTCAGGCACAAATTCAGGATATTGCTAAATAACTAGGATGAACTTTCAAGCAAGTTATCAACAAGGCCAAGAAGGCAGAAACAGAGGTTTACCTACTGGACTAGCGACACTCGATAAGGGTATCAATGGTAATCAGAGAGGTAAAATCGTAACTGTAGCAGCAGGGCCGAAGTGTGGCAAAACAACCTTTGTTGATTATTGTTTTGTTTTGAATGCTTTCAACCTATCCCCACAAGAGGACATTGAAATACTCTATTTTTCTTTTGAGATTGATAGAATAAATAAGGAAGCAAAATGGGTGGCACATTATATGTTCAAACATTTTGGCATTAACTCAGTTACTATAAATGGTAAGATGTACTTAATGTCGGCTGAATTAATCATGGGTAAGATAACAGAGAACGGAGAGGTAGTAAGGTTAACACCTGAATTACATGAGAAAGTGATGTATATCCATGAGAATTACATTGTACCTTTAGTTGGTAGATATGATGAAAGAGGAAATAAGCTTAGTGTAGGACGAGTTCATATAATAGACCAAAAGACTACTGTTTCTGAAATGGAAACTATAGTACATACTTGGGCTCTTGCAAATGGTACTTTTACTCATGAATCTTACCTAGTTATTAATCAACAAGGAATGCAGGAAACAAGATTCCGCATTTCAGGCTATACGCCGAACAATCCAAATAAGTATATGAGCGTAGTCACTGACCACTGCCGTAAACCTAAACTGGATGACAAACAAACATTGAAACAAATGATTGACGCTTGGGCAGCAGCACAAGTGGAATTTCGTAATAGATGTGCAATCTCATTCATCAATATTATTCACCTGAACCGTAACTTAGGGAATGTAGAGAGAATGAAGTTTGCAGGTGAATTTCTCTATCCTAATGGTGGAGATATTAAAGATAGTGGAAACCTAAGTGAAGAATCGAACATTGTAATAACAATGTTTAATCCTAATGATGAACAGTATGGTATTAAGAAGCACTTTGGTTTACAACTTAGAGATGCTAATGATGCTGAACTATTTCCTAACTATCGTAGTATTCACATTGTAGAATCGAGAGAAACAGAATGCCCTGCACATCTTCAAGTTAATATGTTTGGTAACATTAATTATTTTGAAAGTTTAAATCAAGGATAAGCATGGCAGAAATCGTAGGTGTAGTTGCACCATCCGGATTCGGTAAATCAACTTCCGCAGGGAACATTAATGAAAACGGTATTCAGATTATGGGCTTACCACCAACGAATACTTTCTACGTTAATGTTAAAGATAAACCTATGCCTTATCGTGGATGGATGGCAAAGTATCAACCAATTCCTGACCCTTTAACTAGTGGACAACCACCACATATAGGGAACTACTTGGGATTGGAGACAATACCATCACTAAGTAAGGTAAGCACAATGGTACAGGTACTTCAGTACGTTAGTTTGTACAGACCTGAAATTCGCTTTGTAGTACTAGATGACTATCAATACATCATGGGTGATGAATTTATGGAACATGCTTTGAAATCGGGTTTTGAGAAGTTCAATAAGTTAGCAAAAAATGCGTATGATGCAATTGTATCATGTAGCAAGATGCGCCCGGACATTACATGTTTTATACTGACACACCCTGAAATTGATGCGAAGGGTAACTATAAGATGAAGACTATTGGCACGATGTTGGATAACAAAATAACATTGGAAGGCTTGTTCACAGTCATACTCTACGGTAAGCAGGGTTATGATATGGAAGCAAAAAAGCCGACTAAGCAGTTTGTGACCAATTTTGATGGGGAGTACCCTGCTAAGTCCCCAATAGGTATGTTTAACGACCTGTACATACCAAACGACCTCGGTTTGGTGGCACAGACCATTGATAGGTACAATAGAGGGGAATAATTTTTTTAACTTTGTTTGGTGGTTTAAAAATGATGACTTACTTTTACATCATCAAACAGAGACAAACTCAATTTTTAAACAACAAGACAAACAACAACGAAAATGGAACAAGTAAAAATCAGTGCATCAAGCATCCTCGCCCGTCTAAGTGCAGGTGAAAGCCGTGAAGAAATCCGTACAAGCCTCGGTCTGAAAAAGGCAGAGTTTAACCGCCTTATGAAAAACCCTGCGCTGAAGAACAAAAAGAGCAAGAAGGCCGGTAAGACTGACCCATTTGTTTTTGAAGATGACGTTACTACTGAAACGCCAGCAACAGAAACAGAAGCAGCACCAGCCAATACCGACAATACAGCGAACACAACCCCTGTACAGGAACCAGTTTATGAAGCACCAGCGGCCACCGAAGGCCAGGCAACCGTTCAGAACGGCGACCTGACACAAGAGCAGCAATACTTCAATCCCGGCACTAGCAATCAGATTGTTTAATCACTTTCTGTAAGTACTTAATAAGCCCCGTAAAACGCGGGGCTTATTTTTCATTCCAAAAGTTTCACAATTCTAACATATATGATGGATAACAATCAAGCACCAGTGACGACTGGTTATGGTTACGCAGATGATTCAGCGACAGCATCGAACCTTACATTCGGTGGCAACTTTGGTAACACTTTTCTTACCAAGTTTGAGTACACACTTAACGGTGGTAAGGGTGGTGGTGCAATGGAAGCAGTAGATATTGAGTTTACCATAGGTGGTACACCAAAATCATATCGTCGCTTCCCTATTACATCGGCTAAGGACTATAGCACAAAGCCTGCGACAGATATTACCGACCCACGGCACCCGAAGTTCATCGAAGAACAGAAGGCACTTTCTGCGGTAATTACGCAAATCCTTAAATGCTTCCGTACAGAAGCCGATATTACTGCCGGTTTTGCAAGGCCAATTGCAAACTTCAGGGAATTCATTGAGATTACCCGCAGCATGTTACCGCCGAACTTCTTTGAAGTTAAGCTGGACATTTTCCTGCAATGGCAATCCAAGATATCCAATGAGAACGACCGTACATACCTTGAAATCCCTCAGAAGATTAATCAAGGTAAGTTTGTAGTTGCTTCCGTACCACCACAAGGCGGCGAATGGATTGAAGACAGGACAGCTACTCATTTGCGCTACAAAGATGCAGCAGGTAATGCACATCCTTTTGAACGTGGTAAATGGTGGATGGAATCTTCCGGTTGTGCTACACAGCAAACTGAGAATACAGGCGCACCAGCGGCATGGGGAGCAACAACAGGAGCGGCGACAGCGGCACCAGCTTGGGGCGCACCGCCAGTAGCAGGTCAACCAGCAGCACCGGCATGGGGTGGACAACCTCAACCAAGTGCATGGGGTGGACAGCCAATGCCAGCAGCACCAATGCCTCAGCAACCTGCACCACAACCTTTTGCACCGCAACCAATGCAACCTGCTCAACCAGCAATGCAATCAGCCCCGGTACAACAGCCAATTCCACAGCAGCCGCCAGTTGCTCAACAGCAACAACCAGTTCCACAGCCCGCACAACCAATGCAGCAACAACAGGCAGTTCCTCAACAGCCTGCACAGACTGCACCCGCTCAACCAGTTCAGCAACAGCCTCAACAAGCTATGGCCGGACAACCAGTTCAGCAAGCACCTACACAGCCAATGCAAGCTGCACCAGTACAGCAACAACCACAAGTTGATGCCAATGGTCAGCCAACACAGTTGCCAACGCAGCAACAAACGCAATGGTAATAGTGTTTTAAAAATTAACAGAAAAGGGGTATCTTTGATATCCCTTTTCTTTTTCCCCTACATTCTATGTATCAATATTGTGAGTATAATAAGGTCACTAAAGATAGCATATTAAGACGAGTAGCCCAGGAAGACATCTACTATATAGCACTTGGTTATCATCCAAAAGCATATCAGTATATAGCATCACCATTTAGACAGGATAAATCAGCAGGAGCATATTTCTTATGGTATGACGGAGTACTTTATTTCAAGGACTTTGGTGACCCACATAGAAAGATGCGTGACTGCTTCCAGTTTCTTATGGATGCTTTTCAGATGAATTATCCACAAACGCTCGATTATCTTGACGCTTACTTTGAATTAGGAATTAGGATGGGAACACCTAAGCCGGAAG